TTATTTCAATGGAATGCCTGCTTCTTCAAGAAGCTTGATTCTATCTTCCTTTGTTGCTTTTGTCAAGTTTGTCTCTTTGACAAAATTCCCGGCAGAGTCTCTTGTTATAAGAAAAACATAGTCGGCATGATTGATCCAACTTCTCTGACACTCCAGGCGATACTCATTAGCCTCCTCGTAAGTCTCAAACCCGCTCTTTGTGTCATACATTTCATCGTCGCGGGTAACATATAAACTGCTAGTCTTCATTTTTAATCTCAATTATGTACATTAATTCTTTCTCCAGAACATCCTTCTCTTGATAAGGAGAATCATACTTATATACAACTGCGTCATCAAGAAAAGTTCTTACTCCCTCCATGAAGCCATCTTGTAACACAGAGTTATCTGTTATGTATGCTGCCAGGAAGAAGCCGTTTCTTTCCTGCGTATCACCAAGGCCAACTGCACCGAAATGACTTCTGAAAGTAGTACCCTGCAACTCATCAAATGAGTACTGAATCATAAGTCTTTTCATCATTTCAAAGAATACTGCTACTTTAATTGCTTTCATATCTATCGCTTAACCGTGTTGCGTAGGGCTTACTTTGTTAATGTCTCATTGCTAAATCTACTATCGCTACGATAAATAGAAAAATCAATCCGTTTACTAAAAGAATGGTTCCCATATCTACTTAAAATTAAAGAAGTCCTTAATCTGTTTCTTCTCGTCATCTTTGGCATTCAAGATGTCCTTCACTACGAAATCTGCAAGCGGAGCTAATACTGTATTCATTGCATCTATCAATTCGCCTTGCGCTCCCAGTTCAGCAAGGACATCTGTATATTCACAAAGAAATTCATGGGACGAAATGAATCCCATTTCATAATTCTTTTTGATTTCCTTAATTTCTTCCATCTTTTTAAGATTTTAATTGGTTCAACATAATTTATGGTTAGTCAAAATAACCACTCTTTCTATATGCAAAGGTACAAAAAAAATGTGATATATGCAAATATACCACACTTTATTTTAGTTAAAAATACCAAATTCAACTCGCTGAGTATCAAAGAGTTATATGCTTTTGTAGATACTGCTTAATGTAATGATTTTTGTAGCTTCGCCGACTTTGTCAATCAGATTGGTTACGGCTTCATCCACTTCGCACAAAGCATTATACACATCGTTTGGGATATTTCCTGTCTCCAAACCATTACTACACGTTTTCCAAGTTTGGTTTAGCTGCCTTGCAGCATCCACCATTAATTTAATGTCCGTCATATTTCTAAATTTTAAATGAATATCCTACTAACTGCCTGGCAGAGCCATCCCATCATATAGCAAGGCTCTTCGTCTTTCAAGTCAATACCTAGTGATTCGCAGATATGAGTGACAACATGAAACATTTCGTGTGTGGCAGTATTCACGAACTCATATTCTGATGTGGTCCTGCTAATAGCAACCACGCTCTTCCTACCTGCAAGATTGGAGTAGGTTAGACCTGTGTTCGGTATTCCACGTAAGCAATGCTCCCTTGCGCTTTCGACTGCCTTTTCTGTGCAGCCAATCTGCACAAGGGAGTTGCATACCTCATCGGTATCTGATGATTCCAAACCGTAAAACACAAGAACTTTCCAATCGTACTTTTCTAGATATATCTCTTGACTTATCATAAAATATCATCCCATGGAATGCCGATGCCATTATGGTTGCAATCGGCATAGAATCTGTTAAAGATGAAGCCATCCTTCTGATCGGTATCATCAACCATATCTTTCACGAACAAAGCCATGTGAGCTTCGTCCTCGATGGAAGACTTATAGAAATCAGCCTTAACCATGTTTGCCACATAGACATGATCATAGCCTACATTATTTTCAAGTGTCACTCCCTGCTTGGTAAGGATGGATTCAACCTTCTCCTTATCCATATAGTCAACCTCCTCATCCTTTTTGGTGACTGGGTTGTATTTTCTCATCTGACTGACTGCCCATTCGCAAGCCTTCTTGTTGAAGTGCCAGCCATTATATCTCAGATATGCTATCATTCCTTCTGGCTTCATATCGTAAGCATCCAAAGGCATTCTACATTTTCCCATAGCTCTTTCTTTTAAGGGTGGCAGGGAAAAATCCCCACCACCGAATTAAACATTAGTAACGTCCACCGCCACGGCGACCATAGTAGCGTCGCTCTCCATAGCGGTCTTCGTCACGCCAATCTTCATCGTCCCACTTGTCACGATAGTCTGGCATAGGCATACGGTTTCCCATACGCTCGCGCTTCAAACTATCCAAGCACTTCATAACCTTGCCACCTGCTCGAACCATTTCTTCGCAGTTGTCAACAAGCTCATCGAACTTGTTTTCCGTAATTTCTACCATATATCCCATAGCAATTACTTTTTAAAATTGTTACCGCTCAAAGCCTTAGACAGCATGGATTCAATATTGGATAGCGTTCCCTTCATGCCGCTGACCTCTGATTTGAGGTTACTGATGTCTTTTTCCTGCTGCTTTTCCTTAGCAATCTGTGGGTTGATTCTAGTGAGCATTTCCTCGCAGGAGCTTATAACTCCATTGTGGTAATCTACACTTTCCACGACTCCCTTTGAATGTCGCAACATAGCATCAATCTCGGCGCACATAGCTTCTCTGCTGTCACTGACAACAACACCTTCATTGCCGAAGTTCACTATCTGTGCCGTAGATGGTAGCTTTTCGAAATTGACCTGCTGGTCCTCTACTTGCACCTTAACATCAACGGTCGTCTCCAATGTCGGAGTCTGTCCTGGCATATAGCTAGGATATTTCTGCTGAGGATTGCTGACCGATATTACTTGACCGATTTTTAGAGTCGGCTTTTCTCCTCCCTTGTCTAAGATGTAGAAGAGAGAAGACTGTCTTAGTCCTTGAAACATTTTCTTTCTCTTTTAAAGGGGCAGACTTTTCAGTCTGTCCCATAGTTAATACTCTGTTAGCCGCCTGTAGGCTGCTGAAACCCAAGCAGTCGGATAATACCGCTCTTCTTATTGATGTATGCCAAAGCCTCCGTAGTTTCAGAAACGTTAGCTCCCGTCACTGCCTTTCCCACATGATCAACAACTGGCACCTTTGTTGTGCCGGAAGTAGTTCCGCTAGTGTTGGCGGTTCCGTTAATAGTGGTCGAACCACTATTTGGAGTTACGATTGTGACAGGAAGTGTCGCACTTGCAGCGGCAACTCCTTGATGTATCTTCAAGAGTACAATGCACTCGCAAGGCAAAGCATTGTAGTAGCAAGGATTGATACCATAATCTACACTAGCATCTGTGACCTGCTGAGCATTTGTCTTCAGCTCATAGATACCGCCTACATCAATAAGTTTGATTTGGTTTCGACCGATTGGAATAAATGGATTGAATGGATATAAAGGGAACATAGTTACCTCCTTTCCTAACAACCGCATCCTACAGTTGAACGAGAAGCCGCTACATCACCTGCATAAGCTCCCATGGCGGCAGCAGTATAAACGTCCTTGTTGAATACTCCGTACTGAGGGTACTGAACACTGATGGTATTAGGCAACTTGCACTTGATGCCAGCCACCTCTGCCTGCAGTGCAGCCAAAGCTGCATTTACTGGTGTGATAACCTGTGCCTGATAAGCCTGCAAAGCCTGTGTCTGATGCTCGTTTGAAATCTGAGCAAGCAGGGCACTATTCTTCTCTCTCAAAGCATCGAGCTTATCCTGCATTGCCTGTGTCTGCATCTGATCCAACTTAGCCAAGACAGACTGATTGTTAGCATCAGCCTTGTCACGGAGCATCAAAGCATTGGCATTTGCCGTATCATTGATGGCGTGGGTCTGCTGACAGATAGACAACTTGAGGTTGCCATCCATTGCAGTTATGGCGTTATTGGTCTTGCAGCAGCATTCTGCCAACTGAGTAGCGATGGCATTGTTACCCTGCATGATAGCAGTCAAAATCTGATTAGCATTCATGCCCATCTGATTGCCGAGGTTGCAAATCTGATGACCTAAGCCATTGATTGCAGCCATGACTGCGTCACTTGATGTGTTGAGGGCTGTAGCCAAGCTCTGAACGTCGAAACCATTGCGCTGAACAGCCTGCATGATAACGGCTGTATTGGCATCATTGTTAAGCATTGGCACAACACCGCCCTGTCCGTTAGAACCCATGCAGCGATTACCTCCGAAGAACCCCATACCATTATTGCCCATAAGGATGAACAAGAGGAGGATTGCAAAGATGTCTTCACCCCAACCATTTCCGTTTCCACGGTTGTTCAAGAGTGCAATAAGACCTGGGTCAACACCCTGTCTCTGCATGAGTGCAGGAAGCATAGCCAAGATTCCATTAGAGCCTGTGCCGCTTGTGCCGCTCTCTGGATTGAACACGTAAGTTTTACTTTCCATATCCCGAATTTTTAATTTAACCTTAATATTTAACTAACACTATTTGTAACGTTACGTGTGCAAAGTTAGAAAATTGTTTTGAAATAAGCTATAAGGCTATCATAGTTTTCGTTAGTGGCTCTAAATCAGTGGTTTATGGTGATAGTAGGTAGACTCATTTTTAATCTTCTTAGAACGGAAGAATTTACTTTGCAAACAAAAAGGGCGACCGCTCATCACGAGTAGTCGCCCTAGTTATCCAAAATAAATCTCAAAACCTTAATTAAACAACTTTTCTAAGATTCTTTCTTTTTCTTCCTTGATATATATAGTAAGTACATAACTATGAGTATAAAGCAGAACCAAAACATCTGCCCCGTTTTTAAGAATATCTTCTGCATACTTGACAGAGATTTCTCTTTTATAGAAGGAGCGTCAATCTTATAGAACTGAGAGGTACCAATCTTTGATAAGGAGTCACATCTTCCTCTGTAATATATAAAGCTATCTTTGTATGCTTTATATGTACTGATGGTATCGAGGAGCATTCTTCGTTCCTTTTCAAATAAATAGTGACTCTCGTAATGAAAACGATCTTCACCAATCTTATTCCCTTGCGCATCATATCGGGTTGCTGTGCTATCTTTTACATAGCTGCTATCTTTGGTAGCCTTTTCTGTTTCTCGCTTTTGGATATGTTGCCATTGCTCGAAGGCATAAGACAATCGGGTAGTGAAGAGGGAATCGAACTTCTTTTCACTCTGCTTGTCTGTGATGAAGGTTTGTGTAGTTACTGCTCTAGGAGTACTGCACCCTAAGACAGAAACAAGCGCAAGACCTACCACTAGGGTAATGGTTGCCCATTTCCAAAATCTTATATCATACCATTTCATCATTTATTCAATTTTAGATTACCATACGTAATGTAGCTAAGTCTGCGAAGCCACCCTTTAAGAAAACCTTTCTGGTCACCGACTGCGATTCTCTTTAGATAAGCTTTTCTATCCTTCTTGAAGGCTTCGAATAGTCTTTCTCCATTGGATTTATTAATGGCATACAGCGTCTTATTACCGATAATACCATCTGCTGTGATACCTAATACAAGTTGCAGATGTTTTACCGCTTTGCTGACTCCGCTATTATAAGCGAAGTCTACTAGCATATTGGCTACGCTCTGATCCTGTATTTGGTCTGCCTTGCAAGCATTCCAATAGTTCTGCTTGAAAACTCGATGAAAGTCTTCCTCAGTAAGGCGTTTTACATCTTCCTCGTTAAGAACACCATCACCATTCTTGTCATACCCGACTCTCCTCCAGGTCGCAAGGGTGATGCCGTATTTAGTAGCGCCACCCCTGTCATGCTTGTTATTTGTATATTTGTCCGTTTCCCAACTGAGGATAAACGGAACGAGTTTACTAGAATCAGCCATGTTTACTTCTCCTCCTCGCTATAATCCTTTCTTTGAATAATGTAGCCAAATACAAGAATGCTTCCTATAATAGCTGCCACCATAATAATCGCTAACATCATATCTTTTCCTCCTTTTCCGTGTAATTTAGATAGTCTGACAAATATGGAATCTTCTCGATAAATTTGAAGCGCATGAGATAATAGAGGAAACTCACTACATACCAAGGAGGGGTACCCTTCTTGAATATCTGTTTCAAGTTCTTCAGAATATTGCATCCGTAGAACCACAATACTAGATACGAGATAAAGGAAACACATTGAACGGAACCTTCCATTTGTCCTTTGAATCGCCCGATTGCATATACTGCTGCACAAAGGACGAAGAACACGGTAGCGTGACCGATGCACACAACTGCTTTCTTTAACTCGAAGTTCTCTCCTTTTGCAATCATGCCACTAAGATAACCGAAAATAAAGTTGAGGGTGAAGACGATCATAAGCGAAGATAACTCGCCTTCAATCGGTTTAAGATAGGCGAGGAGTGCAAGAACTACGCCTACGACAATATCTTTAATTCTATCTGCCATACTATAACTATTTGATGATTAAACAATAATGCTGCAAATATACAACAAAATATTTAATCATCAAATAGATTTCACGAAAAAGTGCAAAACTTTATGCACTCATATAAACGTATATATATATTTTTGAAGGAATATTGTATATAATTGTATATAATTTCCTCGAAATATTGTATTTTTAAAAGCATCTAAATTTGGAATTAAAACAAAAAATCCCCTATACCACGCCAATAGTATAGGGGAAATATCACATTCCTACTCGGAAAAATGATGCTCGATTAACTGCTACAAAGGTAAGCAATAATTCCGAAACCACCAAATTTTTCATCATTATTTTCTCTTGCTCTTAATGAAGTGCAGAATATCCCACTTCTTCCAATATCGGGTGTGCCCACGTTTCTTGCACTCACCGTTCGGAATGTCGCCCCTAGCAACCATACGATTGAGTGTAGCATCAGAAACGTGCAGTTTCTCCTTGACTTCCTCGGTAGATAGCATCGGGTTGAGCATATCGGGTATGATGTCACATAGTCTATCCAAATCATCATCGCTCATTCCGCAAGCGGTGATGACCTCACCATTTCGCTGTTGCTCGTCTGCTTTAAAGCAAGCGTCAGCCAACGACTTCAAAGCTGTACCTAGCAACTTATAATTTAATATCTTTCCCATAATCACGCACAGATTTTACGTCCTAACTTACTTCGACTGATAAACAAATCCACAAAAGAGTACAGATAGAATATTGCCGTTACCACCATGACCGTATAGCAAGAATCTACCATATCTTTGGTTGTATACCAACTCCATTCCACAATGTGAGCCGCATTGATGCTTGCAAAGTAGAAGAAGGGAATGCGGTATCTCCAACACAAGAAGAAAAATCGGCTTGCTAATATCAAAACCATTGGCAGAACGTACACCATAAAATATATGTAGAGATAGCAAGGTGCATTCTCCGCATAAGGGATGAACATTTCACGAGGATGCTGAGAGAATTCATAAATGCCGTATGCGTGAAAGCACATAAGTGTAATAGGAACGTACTTACAAAACCATCTGAAAAATTTCAGAATCCTTCTACTATACCGATTACCATGTCTCATCAGCAAATCCATAACCTCACTGACATCTTTGTCTTTCAACCACTTTAATAGGTTGTCTTCGTCTTCTTTATTCATAAGCGTTGATTTAAATTAAATGATGTTGCAAAGTTACACTCTTTTGCACAAAGCCAGCGGAAATGAGAATATTTTTGTGTTAAACTTTGCGAAAAGTAATAATCTGTAAGCAAATTATTCTTGAAAGGCCTCCGGTCATACAGATTGCAGCTCATTTACTACGTACATCTGTGAGAATATTGATTAACAGAAAAAGCTAGATAGATTCATTAAGTTCTACCTAGCTTTTTTAGAATTTATAAACTCAGCGACTTATAGTTCAACTTTGTGAACAACCTCCCCTACAGAATTTACCCATGATTTTCCATTCCACCATATAGGTTTATTAAGAGTTAGACTAAATTTGCAATCACCAATATTGGCATGAGTTCCAATGTATTTTGGAAAATCATAATCTTTGATTGTATTTACTGTCGTATTTTCTGTATATATAAGTTTTGACTTATCTGAACTTAAACGTACTCCCCTATAATTCAATGTTATTGTGTCTCTGTTAGAAGAGTTAGATTTCACAATAACACCTGAATCACCAATTATGTACAATGAATCATAAAAAGAGAACGTAGGAATTTTTGTAAAGTTCTCATTCTCAAATCTAGGATTCATGTATATCATTCCGTTTACTAGAGTAGTAATGTCAAGAATTGAATTATCTACATATACATTGTCAACGTCTCCTTGAATATTGAAAATAGTAGAGTTGTTATCATATACCTGAATATTACTAAAATGAATATCATGATTAGGATGAGGTGTTGCACCTTCAACCCATGATTTATGGTCAACTTCATTAATGGCATTAAAGCCAAAGTTACCCTCATTTTTAGTTTGGTATGATACGATATTACGTAACTCTATATTGTAACAGCAGCAACCAAGATTATCTCCAGAGGCTTCTTTTCTCCATTGTATGCCATCGCTACCTAAACTTTCTGAAGGAGTAGCTGTAGATATGGCAGTTTTTTGCTGAAGATTAATCACTCTATAAATATTATTTTTATAGGTAACTGTTGTACTATGCTGCACTTCCATTCCAGAAGTCCAAGGCAACCAAGAACCGTTCAGAAATCTTGTAGTAAATCCTAATGTTCTGTTATATTCACTATTGACATTATAATAATGTGGTAATTCTACAATATTCTCAATAAGAACATCATGTATATCACCTATTTGTGGGTTGCTATCTGCAAAATCCCAAGCATTAAGAGCAATAGAATCATCTACTGCACAAATTGTCAAATCGTGCAAATATCCATTGAATCCTCTACCGAAATGGAAGGCATCTTTGTCTCCTATAACAAAGCAATTTGCAAATTCTACATCCTCCCAATCACAACAATGCACAAAGAATATATGAGCTTTATACCACATACATCTTACGTCTGAAACATACACGTGCTTAACATGAAAGAATGTAAGATAACCTCTAAGTCCACTTATACCACAACTGTTATTGAACCCATTAGTATTTAAATGATATCCAATAACTTTTATATTTTCATCGTATGAACCATCACTTTTAAATGCTGCTGCATTGATGAGTACATAAGGACAATTAGATACCATTTTGATGATTACTCCTTCAGCGAACACAAGAGTTGTGTTGGATTGCAAAACCATTCTTCCATTAACTTCATATTCACCTGGCTTGCTAACAATGATAGTTCCACCACCAGCAAGTAATCTGTTCATAGTTGCCACATTGGTTGTTGCATCTGATGTTGGAAGGAAACCTTCTTTGTTTGCATCTATAAAGTTCCCTAATTTCAAAGCATCAATATTACTTTTAGAAGAATCCTTAGGTTCCCAATGTACTAACTTGTGTTTGTCAACCTCTGTAATACGTTCTGTTATCCTTTTTACAGAACTCATGTTTCCCTCTGTTGTTTTCAAACTCTTTATATAAGAGTCAATAGAAGGATTGTTGGCAAGGCTAAGAATAGAACTATTGTTAAAAGAATATAGCTTTTGGTTTGTTGTATAATTATCCCAATCAACAACTGCAAATCCTGAAACTCCACTATTATTCTTCTCCTTTAATTCAAGAATACCATCCCAATCTGATGAAACATCAGCAGACGCAATTATCTTACCATCAGACTTTCTGCTAACATTAATTACATGTCTGTCTCCTTGAATGAGGAAATTATTTATTCCATATATCTCTTCAGACGATGCGCCAATTAAGTATAATTCCTTAACAGTATCTCTTAATATATAGTTACCTGATATTCTGTTTATATTTTCCAGAAGTCCTTCAACAAGAACACTATTAATTTTCTTGTTATTCAAAGTTCCTTGGGTTAATGTTGTTCCAACATTCTTCCAATTAACAACAGCCGTAATATCTCCAAAATGAACTATTTTTTCTGGAGATTCTGTTCTTGGCATAGTAGCATAAACTTCTCCATCCTTGTAGATTTCAAAGACGTATTTACCTTCATAATTCATTATATTGTGAATAGTATAAACAGAATCGGTCACAAGACTCTTTATATTAATGGCTTCTATGATGTCATTAATATCATCATTATCCGTACATATTTTTATTTCATTTATTACTTTCAAACTCTTTATATAAGAGTCAACAGAAGGATTATTGACAAGACTAAGTATGTAACTATTGTTGAAAGGATATACCTGTTTCTTTGTTGTATAGTTATTCCAGTCAACAACGGCAAATCCTGAAACTCCGCTGTTATTCTTCTCCTTTAATTCAAGAATACCATCCCAATCTGATGAAACATCAGCAGACGCAATTATCTTACCATCAGACTTTCTGCTAACATTAATTACATGTCTGTCTCCTTGAATGAGGAAATTATTTATTCCATATATCTCTTCAGACGATGCGCCAATTAAGTATAATTCCTTAACAGTATCTCTTAATATATAGTTTTCTGATATACTAGTTTTTAATTCCTCTACATATTTTTGAATTAATGGAGAGTTTTTGATATTTGTTATAACATTAGTATTAAAGCTATAATCTTTATCATGAAAATTAGAATGCTTTGAGACATCACAAACTATATATCCGTTTTCATTATATCCTTCTCTTGGAGAAAGAGGAAGGACAAGAGAATCTGACGGGATTTGAGAAGTTAAACTATCATAAGTTGCTACTAAATTTCCATCAGAAAGTCTTTTGATGTTTACTGCAACTCTTCCATCTTGAACATATATATTCTCTAATCCATAAGATTCTCCATCCAAGGTGTTAGCAAGATATAATTCAGAAACTAAATCTGTTAACTCAGGATAAGAAGAAAGATTTATTTCTGATAAGTCGCTGAGTTTACCATTAATTTCATTAAAATTGTTAGAGAAATCAACGGATTGCTTTGTCCAGTTGGTTCCATCGTAATAGAGAAAGGCGATTTCGTTCTCTACTACAGAGAGATAGCCAAAGTTAGGATATTCGCCTACCTCGGTAGGCAGATAAAATACTTTGGTCTTTGGAGTGCCAGGGTTGGTGGTTCTTGAAGCGATACCGCCATACACCGCACCCAGCAGCAGACTATCTACCGAACCCTTGACTTGTGCCAGCGCATCCTTGGTAGCATAAGTGGATAAATCTACCGTCACCTTAAAGGTTTCACTGGTAGCAGTCCACGTACCATCAGTCTTGCAACGATAGACGATAAAGTCAGTACCGCTGCCTACGTAAGCCATCATACCCTTATCTGGGTTTGGATAAGCCGTTTTCAACTCGGTTTCTGACGAGTAGAAACCGCAATTCATCTTCTTCGCCTTGCTCAGTTCCATGAGCTTCATGACTATCAAGCCGAAGTTGGTGTCGAGCACTTTCGCTACGTCGCCAAATTTACCCGTGGTAGGGGTTTTGTTTAATTGTTCCATATTCTTACTTAATTTTCTGTTTTAATATAACTATCAATTCTACTCATTCCAGAATAGACCTTATACCCAAATGGTACATCATTAGGTCTGCCAGAGCGGTCGTATGTAAAAATTCTCACCTTCTTGTTCTCCGTATCGATAGAATACCCTACCATTCCGTCAAACGCAAAAGGTTCTATCATATCAAACCCCTCCTTGTAGGATAAATCGTGTACTCCTGTAGATACATGTTCAATATCAGAGAAACCACCACTTATATCGTAATTAGTACCAATAATACCATAGTTACGGTAAATGCCAAACTCAGCATCATATCTTACTTGATACATAGCTATAAGCTTCGGTGCTGTAGATAGTGGATAAATAGTATCACTAAGTCTCTCTACTATCCATCTAATAGCATTAGCAATTTTTACGCATTTCAGTTTAACTATCTGACCTTGATAAATTATAGGGTATCTTGTCTCAAAAGAAATAGCTGAATTAAAATCATAGCTATTCACGTAGCTTACATTCTTCAATCCAATATATCTATACGTGCAGAAAATATTAACCTCTGCGCCTAAATATTTCTCATCTTCTGGAAGTTGAATAAAAACAGGCTTTGTCATTTTAGGTAATCCGATTTGGATATTAAAACCGCTCAAAGACAAATCCAATTTATAATATAGCTCAACCCAATCAAGACCAAAACCTCCATACTTCATCTTATTGCCATCATCTATTATCGTATAAGGTGTATAGATATTTCCGCTGATAGACACATCCTTAAAATAACCGCCGACAGAAGATAAACTTTCCACTACTGCTTTTTTAAGCTTAGCATTTCCTTCATTATCAATCTCAAAGTTACCATTCGGCGACTTGATAGACTTCATAACTCCACCTTCTGCGTAGATGATGCCTCTCAAGATGATGTCGGTAAGAATGCCTCTACCGCCATGTGTGACTACGAATTTAGCGAGATTATTGAGTTCCTCGGCAGTAGGCTCGTAATTCGGGTTATCCTTGTACTTTTGAATAGTATAGATAGCCTGTTCGAGTGTTCCGCCACCCCATAGGAAAGGAGAATCGTCATCATTGTAGTAGCCGCTCATACCGCCAGTTTCCTTTATCATCTTCTTGTCTCGGTAGTTGCCTACCTTAAACTGTTGAGACATAACCAAACCGCCATCTATGGTTGTAGAACCTTGCGAAATGGCATCAGTCAGGAACTTCATATTCTGAAACTCAGCCATCGACTTATCATTATCAGAATAGGACGGAGACCATGCAGGGGCAATCGTGCCATACGAAAGCATGATTTCGCAGACAGTACAATTCGTACTAACCATATCAAATACAGCGTCTTTTGCGTCAGAGCAAGTAATATGCAACTCATATCGCTCGAAAGATGAAGTCATGGTTACATCATGCGTTTCGCCACCGACACTTACCTTTACGGTCGTGCCCTTGCCCTTGAAGGAAAGCACGTATGTCTTACCTGACAATAACGGTTGGGCAAGTTGCTGAGATAATTTGTGACCTATCCATACTGCTTTTCCGCTTGTAGAGTCTTTGATGTCAATTATCGAAGCATTCTCCATCGTCCAGTATTTCTGCTTTTCGGAGTACGTTTCCTTATCCTCAGAGATTTCGACATCTTCGGATATATCAATACTCTCATAATCGCCGCAAAATGAAGTGTTGCGCAAGAGATTACCGCTCTTGATATTCAAATCCAGCAAATCGTCTTTCTTGGCAATATCGTTGACTGATGAACCGTCAGGCAAAGTAGAATCACTCTCGAAATTCACTGTACCTTTGAATGTTGCTTTCTTCTGCTTTGAATCGTAGGTGAAATAGCCATCCTTGCCACCTATAAAGCTGTCTCCATAAATATTGCAATGGAATAAGCCAGTAACGGCATCATATCCTTCATCTTTCACCACATGGTCGAGAGAATAATCATTGATACCTTGGTAGAACTTCTGACTTGGTGCATCGTTAGCGGTAGCAGAGAGAATAATGGCTGCCTGACGATTATCTTGACCAGCATAGCGATAACCCAACTGTACAATATTATCGTTTACAGAAGGCTCGCTGGTGGTCAATTTATCCTTATCGGTATTCGACAAGACGATATAATCTTCGCCTACCTCGACAACCAATCGCCAGTAGTATTTGGTTTTCACAAACTCATGCGTTCCTGCCTCAATTCCAAACTGCTGGCAGCGAGCTTGGTCTCCTACAATAAACTCATTATATACCTTCTTTTCACCCTTGCTATCGTTGGTATCAAAGTAACACTTGAATTTATCAGGCTCCACATCATCCGCTACCACGTTTCCATCTTTACCAAGGCGTTCTACCTTGCTCACTTGCATAGCCGCAGGTGTGATGGCAAGTTCACCGCCGATATATCTTAATTCGTGTATAGTAATACTGCGGAAATCAGCAGCTCTGCGGATTGTGATATAATCAAACTCAGCCGTTGATGTTCCATCTTCCTTTACTTGAATACGTGCACCTGTCGAGTCTGTAGTGTAAACTCCGAACTCGGTATTCGTCCCATTCTTTCCAAGTTTCGTGTTTCCTTTAACTTCTACATTTCCGTCTATTATCAGTTTCTTAAGGTAAGCTACTCCATCCAAAGTAATCTTCCACAGGGTTCCTGCACCCAACTTAATACCCTGTTCAAAAGTAATCAGTCCTTTTGCTACATCATCAAACAGCTTTGAAACGAAAGAATTAATTGATTTTCTTGCTGATAGAACATTACTATCTGTAGGTGGTGTTGAGTCGTTCATGCCAATTACATAGACACCTCCACCTTTACCACTTCCCGTGCCGCCTATCTGCATTCCATTCACCTTGATGGAATCAACCTTGTCTTCCAACTTACCCAACCGGCTAGTAGCTGCCTTCTCGCCAACCGTGTACTGAGGGTGGTCGTAAGGAATGTCCAGAGGTATCTCCATTCCGATGATACGAGAGTTTCGGTAGTGCTTACCATCCGCATCCACCTGCGCAAACATATCATTAATCAGCTTTACCTGTTCACCGAGAGGATGGTAATCGTATATTCCATCATTGTAGAACTTATCGCCATCCATCGTGCAGGTGAAGTTTGAGTTGCTGATCATGGTTTTCTGATAGTACTGCTTCGATCTATCGAACAGAGATAACTGAGCAGTAGGGATGAGGTCCGTATCTGTAATCTTGGTTGCGTCCCAATTGAACAGGAAGTACTTATCACCTACCTTCGGGCACATAACGCCATCGGGAAGAGTTCTTCCGTAAGTGTCATTAGCAACAATCTCAAAGTAGTTAACCTTGTCAATGACTTTGAAACTAACATCGAACTCCATACCCATGAGAGCACCGCTAGTGAACTTGATGCCTAAAGTGAGGTTACTCTTTATCCAACTCTCCTTGAAGTTATTAGTGAAAGAGTCTGTAGAAGTGACCTGCCAAAATGTCTGTGTAGTCTTCGTTCCGTCTTCGTTATTAACGGTGCTATCATAGGTCTTGATACTGCTGACTACACTTTCCACCTTTGGATATTCCTCCTCAAACATCACGACACCTTCGATAGCCTGCTTGTCGTTCTTTACGACATTCACGTTCTCCAGGTAGCCATCCTTTGCGTAGAAACCATCACTATCCACCTCCTTGTTTGGAAGCATGAGGTAATCAGTAGCAACACCATCGGTGGTGACGTCCGCATCGGCACCAGTGAAATATCCTTTCGGGATATTCCTATCTGAGCCGAATGCGTACAGTCTCGTAATATAAGTTGACTTAGATTCCGAATAGGACATAGACAGAACATTAACATCCTGCTCGAATGTTGTCTGCCCTTCCATTTCGCAATATCCAAGGTATATGATGGAGCCATCTATCCACCACTCGCAGTTGAGTGCGTCTTCGGAACAGATGGCGTTGAGAGCATCAAGAATACTGATGGAGCCGTACTCGATCAAGAATCTCTTCTGAACATCGAAAGCCTTGTTGTTGTATGTAGTGTAGTCAACGGAGAAATCCTTGCCATTGTACGTAAGACCTAGCGCCTTTAGGTTGCCGAGTATAACGTTCATGTGTACGCCTACCGTTGTGGTAAGGCTGAAGGAGGTCTCGTTGGCTCCGTGCTGAGGGCGATACTTGCAAAGCTTATTCTTCCAAGACATATAGTAGGCATCCATCTGCATTTCGTAGTCATAGCCATCACTATCATTGTGCTTAGGGAAGTATGATGATGTAAGCTCAAAGTAGCCGAAGTCGGGAATCTCCACGGAGTCCCCAATCTCGAAATAGATAGGAGTTGCCGTAGTGAACTTCAAGATGATGTAGTGGTGGTTCATAAGCTGATATGACAGCTTAGAGCCCTCACCGAAGTCCTCTAGTGTGAAGAATACCTTGTTATTTCTCTTTATCTGAATCATAGCTTGTGTATTTACTTGTTTCACCTCTGTCACTAGGGTCTGGCTCGTTGAGTTTTAGGCTGAACTTTGCCATTTCCTGAATGAACTGACTGAATTGAGTGCAGGAGAGATAGATGCACCGATACCACACATTAGGCTGAAATCGGGTGCGGATAACCAACTCTCCCTTGGCAAGAACCTCCTCGCAGAACCTAGCATAGTTCATCATGAACGTATCTGAGTCCTTGGCGGTCATATTGAACGGCAGCGTTATCTCCCTCTCATCCAATCTAGGATTGTGCTTGATAACTGACTTTCCGTCCTTTGAGCGATACTTGTTGCTGATGAACTCCTTGTTTGGTGCAGGGGTCATGAGCGCACTGAGGGCGGTTTCGTCTAAGAATATGCCCCACGTAAGATAGGCATCTTTGCCATTGATATAAAGTTGACCATTAAGCATAACTATTTAATCATTAAATAACCTCATAGGCTTCGCTGAGAGCCGCTTTTGCTATTGTTGAGTATAGTTGTAAGGGCTGACAAGCGAAAAGCCTATAGAGGTCAAATATCCTTTAATCTTCTGTTCATGTCATCCAGCTTGGCTCCGAAGTCATTATATGTGAGCTTTGAATACTTCACGATGTCTTCGAGGTAGCTGTTTGTCATAATCATCATGTTTCTTATCTCCAATACTGCGCCATTGGTTGAGATTCCGAGTGTAACGATGCTCTCCATCTGAGATATGGTGGTAGTCATGTTCTGAGCGATGGACTCTCCTGCAATCTGCAGGGCGGTGAAGCGACCATTCAGCTCGTCTGCGGTATCTTGCCCCATAGATGCCCATCCTCCGCTTGTTGCGGTCTGTGATGAGGATGAGGAACCAGTGTAGCCAGTTACCTTCGCCCAATCATCACGTCTCTTCAATCCTTCCTGGACAATATCATCGTAACGCTTGTTGAATGCTTCAATATCTGTTTCGGTAAGCTTGCCATCGTTGTCCTTGATAGCCTTTGCCCAATCATCATAGAGCTTCTTCAAGTCGCCGTTGATGAGGTCTTCCATAGAGTAGGAGAGAAGAGCCTTTTGCATCATTTCAGCAAAATCGTCTGCAAAGTCCTGCGCTGACTTGCTCATATCCATAAGGTCTGACACGAAGCTATCCTTCATGCTGTCAAAGGAAATCTGCGTAAGGCTTTCCTTCAGCTTGTCTGATAACTCATCCAGCTTGCCTGCTTGGTCTATGTAGTCATTCAGCTTCTCCGTCAGACGCCCACCATAGTTACCCTTGCCAGTGTTCTCGATATGCTCCCAGATGGTAACGTTGCCACGGAGGAGCTTCATTTCCTCTGGGCTGAGGGAGAAGAGGTCGCCATTGAAATCTGATTTGATGTTCTTCTTGATCCAATCCATCTCATCACTACCGAAGCCGCCCCAATAAGCGTTCCATGAGTGGTGCGAACCATGATAGCTTGCCTGCGCCTTTGCGATGTCGAGGTAGTTCTGATTGGTCTCCTGCTGATTCTTATAGGCTTGCTCGTAGTATGAGGTTGCCTTTGAGCCAAAGGAGTTTTCCATTGCATCAGTCAAATCCTCGATGGATTGCTGCAAGAGGGTGTTTCTATCCGTCAGCCTTTCGATGGTGTCATTGACCTTCTTGGCATTTCCATCTCCACCGAACAGACTATTGAAGCCACCGAATGAAAGCGTGTTGAGGATATGAGAAACGTTGTTCCCGATACTCTTCAATGGCTTCATAACGATGTCACCCGATAAAGCATCATCAAGAATGCCCGTTACTGCGCCAAAGACCGTGTCCATTAGGTTACTGATGAGCGTTCCGAAGCCATCTTTCAGAATATCGAGGATGCCGAGTACTGCGGAGATTATTTCACCTGCCATACCGCTATCCCCTAAAGCTTTTGTCAGGGCTTTAGCTGCTTCACTATCTTTACCGAGTAAGCTTTGAAATCCTTCAGCAAGTTTATTGGCTACATCTTTTTTTAAGCGACCTTTATTAAAAAGCTCATCTAGTATCATAAATGAGTTTCCAACTCCTTTGAGCGAGCCAGAATTGAAACCTTGGAACGCTTCCTCAACTTGCTGGAACTGATAGACCGCTTTCCTAGAAGAATCTTGCAAGTCTGATGATGCCTTCTGAACTGATGAACCGAACTCCAAAACATTGTTAGATGCGGTAGCGAGTACGTTCTGCGCTCTAGAGAGGTTGCCTTCAGCCTTGCTGATACTTGTCTTGTCACCGCTCTTCTTAGCCTTGGCGAGGTCTTCCTGCGCCTTGGTAACGGCTTTCGTGGCTTCAATCTCTCGCTCTTGTGCATCAATATAGCCCTGCATGGCTGACTGATAGGAGTTGATGTCGTCCGAAACCTTCTTGAAAATGTCACTATCCCATACGGTGGCAGAGCCTTGTAGCTTGGAGATAAGTTCCTGTATGGTCTTCTGCTCATTAACATCTGTTGTGCCCTTGGAGAGCTCTTGCAGCTTCTCAATGGTAGGCTCCAGTTGGTCCTTGAACATAGCACCGAAGTCGCCGAAGATGCTTCCCCAATCGATGTTCTGTCTGATAGCGTTTATCTCGATGGTTTGGAGGTCCTTCTTTCTCTGCTGCTGTAGAGAGAGCTTTTCGCCTTCCGTCTGAGCCTTGGCAATCTTCTCCTCATACTCCTCGGCAATGGCTTGCTTCTGCTGATAGAGTGAGCCATACTCCTTCAAGTAGTCGCGCATAGAGGTGAGGGCTTCCCTGTTGACCTCATCAAGCTTCTTGTTATACTCTTGGGTAGCGAGGTCTCTAGCCTTATTGAGGGCATCGGACTGAGCAGAGGTGAGGGATGCCTTCTTGCCAGCTTCCTTGTTCTTCTTCTTGAACTCGGCTTCCTGCTTGTCAATCTCGGCTTTGCGCTTGGCATAGTCGTTCTTGATTTCAGCAATCTTCTTCTCCGTGCCTTCCTGCATCTGAGATATATCGGTGTCGATATTTTCCTGCTGCAGTTGCTTCAAGTCCTCATTCAGTTCCTCCTGGGCCTTCTTGCGGTCTTCTGCTAGTTTCTTGGCATCGGCGGCTGCTTTCTTGGCTTTGGAAGCGTTCTTCTTGGCATTGGCTTCTGCCTCTTCCTTCTCACGCCGCTTCTTCTTAGCATCGTCTTCTGCCTTGGTCTGCTTAGTGTTCGCCGCATTGGTATAATCCCATCCTCGCTGGGCAATATCGTTGGTTGACATCCATTTACCATTGACTAGCGCACCAGACTTCTTGTTGTTTGCAAGGTCGCGTGCCAAAGCAGAGAAGTATTTACCTAAGCGTCCTAGCTCCGGAATATTCATATTCTGCATCCACGATGGTACCTTGGCATCGAAGTTGACGTGGAAGTTGATGTTGTTCTCGGAATAGTTCTGCATGAACTCCTTGACACGGTTGTAGAGGACGTGTACATCCTCGCCGGCACCCTGGAGCTGCTTCTGCAAAGCATTTATCCTGTTCTTGGCAGATGTGGCCTTGTTTCCGAAATCCTCGGTAGCATCTGCCGCCCGGTTGATATTATCTGCCTCCTCACTATGCAGCTTCTTAGCAGCTCGAAGTTCGTAGAGATAGCCTATCAAAGCCTTCCTGGCATCGCTTGTCTTGTCTCCTGTAAAACCGAAAGCATTAGCAAGATTTTCAGATTCGGATATCAAAGAAGCCTCTAACTGATTGTATTGCTTCAGATAGGTCTGATACTCCTTGGAGTGCTCATTCAAGCCAGCCATCTTCTGTGTTAGGTCATCAAACTGCTTGATAACCGAGTCAGATACGATGTTCTGTATGCCGACGGCAATACCGCTGCTAGAGGTTCCATAACCCTTCAACTTACCCAAAAGGGCTTGCTGGGCGCTATCAACACGGTTGTTGTAGTCTTCGTTAGCCTTGGAGATTGCATTGGCTCTGTTGCGCTCTGTAGCCTCCAGCTTGATTTGCTCGACGAGTTCTTTGGATTTATCTATCTCCTGCTGCTTAACATCCACAAGGTTGCTCTCGTCTTCCTTGATCTTGTCAATAGCAATCCCGTAGTTGCCATAGATGTTCGACAACTCCTTGATGGTGTCCTTGTAAACCTTGGAGCCTTCCTTGGCAGTCTTCAGAATGGAGATTAGCGACTCGACCTTGCTTGATGCTTCATTAGCACTCTCGGTAAACTTGGAAGTCTTGGTAGCGGCATCCTCAGCGCTATTGCCGAATAGATTGAACATCGTGACTCCAGCTGCTACTGCACCAAGAACCAGACCGAGAACATTTGAAGAAGAGACCAAATTGAACAGAGCCATGGCATCCTTGGCGGTTGTGATAGACTTCGCTAAAGACAAGAATGCTTTCGCACTCTCCCAAGCTACCTGTGCCTTAGATATTGCTATCATCGCTATCACCGCAGCCTTGTATGCTCCATATGCTGCAACGACGGTCATAAGTACCTTGCCTACCGTCTCCCAATTCTCAACGAGGGTGGAAACGACTCCCAATCCGGTATTGATAACACCCTCCTGGGATTTGCCGAGGTCATTGAACATCTGCTCGATGGCATCCTCAATGTTGCTTATCTGACCGGTAATAGTCTTGGACTGAGCCTCCATCAAGCCACCGAACTTGCTACCCTCGGCGGTCATACTCTGCATTGCCTGGATGAAGATGTCACTGGTAACCTTGCCAGCCTTGATTTGCTTCTGGACCTCCTTGATTGCATTAGTAACGTCAAGACCCATAACCTTGGCTATCTCATCTGCGATAGGAATACCTCGGTTGAGGAACTGATACAAATCCATCGTGTCCATCTTACCCTTAGCAATGGTGGTGCCGTAAAGCATCACGAGGTCTTTAAGGTTTAGACCCATACCTGCTGCCACGTCTCCCAATCCGATAAGCGTCTTGTTGACATCCTCGGCTGCTACGTTGAACGCAAGGAGCTGCTTGGCTCCCTCTGTAACGTCTTCAACCCCGAAAGGTGTGACGGCTGCAGTGCGGATTAACTGCTTCATGAGAGCATCAGCTTTCTCTTCAGACTGCAACATCGTCTTGAATGCCATTTCTGTCTGCTGGAACTGACCGCGGACCTGCATCATCTGATTGACGAACTTACCAATGCTCCAACCGCCAATGGCAATGTTCATACTGTTCTGTATATTCGAGATTACATCGTCAATAGACTTTCCGTCCTTCTCAACCCTCTCAGCAGTCTGATGAACTGCGTTCTGAATGTCTCGAAAACCGGAAACGACCTTGGCTGTCTCGACTATTGTATCGAATTTAATGCTTGGCATAATGTTCTATTTTTCCTTGAATTTATACTCTGTTATAAAGAATCGCCGGGGAAACACCAAATGTGAGTGTTCGATATGGGAACTTTACGTGCGTGCGCAGGAAGACTTCGGTTAAATCTCGGTCTCTGACTCTATCACCGCCTTCATGACCGCCTCTTTGTTGTTGCCATCGATGACCTCTTCCCCTGCTGCCGGTATATGGGCTTTCTTCCTCTCCTCGTCAGACAGATAGATTGAAGTAATCTTGTCTTTGAGCATGAGAGTCAGGTTGTTATACGATATTCCCCATACCACGTAATCGAAAGTCCATCCGTATCTTTCGCAAGCAGCGTCTATGAGTGTTCCCCATATTGTCTTGCCTCCGAAGATAAAGCTATTCTCCGACTTCTTTGCTGCGTTGACTTTTGCCATACGCTTCGCTTCTTCTTCCATTCCTGTCTCTTTGGCTATTGTCTGGTATGAGTTAGCCTTAAGGATGATGATGAGAAGAGTAGCTATATCCTCGTTGGAACATTCTTTGAAGATTAACTCCGTCTGCCTGCTTACGCATTTGGAGTCTAGTATTTCGTTCTTTGTATTGAGTGAGTGATATGCAATCAATCTGCAGCATGTCTCCCTTTTGGTGTTTGCAACTCGCAATGCTTCCAAGAATGGATTAGCTTGAAGTAACTCTTTGTCTAGCTCCAAGCTATCTACTAACTGCGACGTTAGGTACATCATGCCCAGTGTAGTAGGGTAGATGTTAACGTGAGCGTGCTCAGTATCAAAGCCTATCGGCATATCTGTGAGCGTATTCGATATAATGATTCCTAACTCTTCCATATCACTCGAATTTAAATTGTTGGCACCCAAGGCAGGACTCGAACCTGCGACTTTCAACCAGCTTTTGAAGACCCTGGATTTTCATGCGACGGACTATTTGGTCTCGCTCTTCCCCTGAGCTACTTGGGTAGGTTGCCGGCTGATAACCCTCAGTCGGCGGAAGGGATATTAGGATATGCCTATGTCTCTGCGTATGTTTCCGTGATTTCAGCAGGAGGGTTATCACCATCCTGCGGCTTCTTGAAAGTCAAGGAATACTTTCCACCTGTTACCTTTGTGGCAGTGATAACACGCCAGCGGTAAGCACAATAGACCTCCTCACCCTTTGCGTTTGTAGTCTTAGCCACCACGTCACCCTCTGGGATAAGAGCTGCGTGGGTATAAGTGATGGAAGCACCTTCTTCTGTTGTATAGCCCTCCTCGGCACCGATGGTGGTATTACCCATGTAAACGCCAGGAAGCTCGGCGTCTTCCGGTTGGATAGCCAAACGATAGTTACCCTCAATGATACCATCAATAGTCTTGAATGGCTGCGACTGGTTCTTCTTGATGAAGAGCTGATATACAGCCTCGTAGGTGGACTTCTTTGTCTTGCGGTCAACAATTCCGCCACCTTCCTCAACCTGGGTCATTGTATCGCCCTTCGTTGGAGTAACAGTAGTAGTGCCATCCTTTGGAGTTGGGAGCTTAGTCCACTCGTTCTTTTTGCTACCTACCTCTTGAACGTAGATAGTGCATTTGCCCCATGATGTTACTGACATAATTTAATCGTTTATGAGTTTATATTCAACTTGATTATTTATTACATGTTCTCCCGTGCTTGTTGCATATACCCTCTGCTCAATAGCGTGGGCTGCATACTCGCTCGTTCTGAACGTTTCCAAGAGATTCCAAGCCAGTTTGCAGATTTCGTCAACTCTGATAGTGTTCTCCTCAAACTGCCCATCTACATCCTGGTCTTGTATATATATATTTACATTTATAATCGCCGTTTGAAGCTGCGTTCCCTCATTAGCCAAGATGGAGATAACGACATCTTCCTTATGAGAATTATGCGGTCTCATCGTCTTTGTCAGCTTGCCATTGACGTTGTTCATGAAACCGCTTTCATTGATGTACCGGTAAACATCTGTCTTAATTGCTCCGTCTGATTTCATATCTTCCACTTGTTTATTTCATTAACTGCTGAGTCTATTGCTGTCTTCACACGCTGCTCTACAATGGATGTGGCCCATAGCTTCGTTGATGCGAGGACATCCTTGCTTTCCAAGGCTTCCACCTCTCCTGCGTATTCCATTCCGGCAACGACAACCAAAGCATAAACCCTGGAATATTCCTTAGCAAGGTCATTGATCATCTTCTTGCCCTTTGCAGAGCCGTCTGTGCCACTGAGAACCTGCGAAAAGGCTGATTCCATATATTTACTTCCCTGCTCGTACACGGCGAAGCCTATAGAACTTCTTAGGTTGCCCGTATGGTCTATCCAGCTTTCCTTGGCAGACCTGTTACGGATTCTAACCACAGATTCGTCTCCTAGCTTGCTCAATGCCTTAAGCACATTCTCCTGTATCTTCCTTGCGGCTCTTTGTAGGAAGGCATCAAGAGCGGAAGCGCTGGTTGTCATTCTTATGCCCATATCTTACACTGGAGTTGATAACGATGAAATCCCTTGACCTTGATAATTACCTCCTCAGCCCCTAAAATTTCTAACTTAATAAAATCCCCATAAGAGAACTTTTTAATCCATACGGGCAAGTTATGCACTTCGTATGAGTAGTAATCTATGGAACCGTCAGATGTAACTAACTTGTTTGCCTCGCCAGCAGGAACTACATCACAAGTGCAGCAGAACTTCCACTCGGTCTTGCCCTGGTGATAATTTCCATCATCATCTGTATAGCCAGCTACCTTCTGCTGCCGGTATAGCTTTGAGGCATGAAAACTCAATAGACTCATCAGCAATTAATGTAAACTGTCGGCTTCGGAGTAAGTGAAACCTCCTCCTCGCCGATAGAGTTATATAAACGATTGACTTGAACTAATATAGCCTTTCGCTGGTCTTCCGAGAGGGAACCTATTGATTTGTCCGCTTCGGAGAAGCTAACGGCTTGTATGAGAGAAAGCAGACAGTCGGCAAGTGTTCCTTTGTAGGCGTCACTTCTGGCAACGTCACCAGTGAACTCTGATTCGATATCGAGGTCACGCTTTATGCAGGCATTTTCCACGAAACCATAGGGGATAGGTATGTGCACCTCATCCACCAAAGCTTGTCCGACCGTCTTCATGATTACTCCTCAGCTTTAGCTGCGTTATCCTTGAACTCCTTCTTCTTTGTAGGAGGCAGCTCATTGTAGGCTTCAATAATCTCCTTGTCACTGGCATCACTAGCAAGTGTAGCACCAAGAGCGTTGAGAGTTGTGATAGCCTCCGGCTTCTTGTAGGTCACATCAGAGATTGTTACCTTAGCGTCCTCTGTATCTGCTTTCTCCTTTTCGGTATCAACCGAAACGTCTGGGTCTGCCAACTTAGTATTAATCTGATAGATTGTGTCAACGTCCTCGATGACAGGCAAGCAGTATGCCTGCACCGCAGTTGTCTCACGCAATGGATCAGTTGTTGAATACTGAGAGATAAGCTTGTAATCAATCTGCTGATAGGTTACACCTGCCACTCTGTTGGTTGCCTCTGCTACCTGACCGTAAACGAGGGCACCAATCATCTGTGAGCAGACACCGATAATCATATCGTTGTTCCAAGGCTTAACGCTCTTCTTCACACCATCATGCTCCAAGCGGACAGTACGGTTGATGATGCGGAATGATACACCGGTCTCGTCCAAGAATGCCTCCTGGAATACGCTGGCAGTAGGAACTGGGAGCTTTGTGTTGGAATCGTAAGTCTGACCCTTGTAGTTAGCAACAAGCTCGCGAGCGTCTTGTGCCTTCTTCAGTTCGTCAAACTTAGCCTTACCAATCCAGAAGATCAAGATAGTATTGCCATCATTCGATGCTCGCTCGATACATTCCTTCAAGTCTGCAACTGTAACACCATTATCAACGTTGCTGATGCCGAGCTGATTTTCTGGCAAGTACTGATACTTGATACGGAGCAACTCCTTTGGATTATCGTCGTCACGAACAGCTACGTAGCCGTTAGAAAGACCATACAGAAGGGCGTACTCATTACGCTCATCAACACCGACATTACAAGCTACCGGGTCCTGCGCCAACTTACGACGAATCTCTGCTGTCTGACCGCCCTGTGCTTCCATGAGCCTGAGAGCGAGGATATCTGACTCCTTCAAGAACTTCTTCATACCGACCTTTGGCAGTTTGCCGTTGGCGGTTGAAATCTTGTCACGAGACTTCAAAGGAACCGGAGAATCCACTGCTACGTAGTCAGCAGCTACGTAAGAGGTATCAACTGTATCGGCTTCCCATTTGTTGTCGGTAGAATAAACGCGGCGGAGAATGGATGTATCTTTGTGGAGATACGTCATCTCGTTCTTGCGCTTACCGTTAATCTTCTCAATCAATGTCTTCAGGATTGGGAAGAAACTCAAGATATACTTAAGAAATAAAGAACTCTGTTGCATAAATCACCTCCTTAACCGATTGCATCGTGTCCCCACTGAAGAGTAGGAACGGCTGTTTTCAAAGCTGCCTTGATCGTATCGACAGGATAAGGGACAGCCTTATCATTAGCCTCACCTGCCGTCATAACACCTACATGAGGGGTATCTACAGGAGCAGTTGTCATGCAGACACCTACATACTCGTGATTTTCCGGCAATGAAGCATAAGCCTCACCTGTTACCGGCATAGGCTTGTACTCGCCAGACTTGGTATCACGAATGATAATGTGTCCACACTGGATGAACTCTCCAGAGAAACCTGTCATGTCAAGAATGACACCACCCATGATGCCATTCACGTAATTTCTGATGATTACAGACTCCTTGCCTGAATCAAACGTTTCTGTCTTGCTTACGCCATACATAACTTTTAAAATTTAAAGATTACATTGTTTCGGCAAGCTCATCAATCTCATTGTCCTTGATAACCTCAACCTCTTCCTTCTTAGGCTTTCTCTGAGCCGCAGGAGCACCAAGTTTTCCGAGACCTTCGTTAGCACGCTCTTGATCGATAGCTGCCAAGTCCTCCACAACACCATCGTAGAAATCATCGAACTCAGATTCGTTCTCGAACTTCATCTTGTCGAAATTCTTCAAGACAGTCTTTCCGAACGTACCTTTGTCCTTAAGGAGTGCCTTCAGCTTAGAACGGCGGCCATCATTCTCACGCTCTGACTTCAAACCGAGGATTTCGGTCTGCAAGACTTTGTTCTGAGTAATAAGTGCTTGCGCCCATGCTGGGACCTGCTCTTCTTTCTCTTTCTTCTGTTTGCGGATTGGTTTCTTGTTGCCGGCAGGGTCATCATCGTCGTCATCGACCTCGTCGTCATCCAAGTCTTGACTATCCTTAAAGCTCTGGATAGTACGCTGCGCGGTCTTTTGCGCAATCTTAAGATAAGGAAGAACCGCATTGACCTGCTTTTCAATCTCTGCGTCTACATCCTCGTCTGAGGCATTTTCATCGAGTTCTAAGTTATTGGCAACATCGGCAGCAATACCCTCTAACTCCTCTCTACTGAACCCCAACGCCTTTGATTTGGGTTTCAGAATAACTAAAACTTGCTTCGTTCTTTTTTTCATTCTAACTAAATATTTAATTGAACAATAAAATTCAAGAAATATCCCAGTACGAAGCGATAGCAATAAGTAATGCTGCAAAATTATAAAAAAAGTATTTAATCACCAAATATATTGCAAGGAAATATACTTAATGATTAAATACTTTATGGTTACATATAAATATTAATCTGGATAATTGAGCTTATCCGGTCCAGCTGTGGATAGATATACGGAGAACATATCACATAGCTCTTTTGCTCCTTTTAAGTCGTTGAGCCTATAATTACCGCATTCTACTTCCGATGCACCTGGAATCGTCTTTGATAACGAACAAGCCTTGAAGGCTTCTACTATCATTTCCTTTATGAGATTTGAAGTCCACGTACCTTTAAGGATAAGATAGAAACCTGTAAGACAACCCATCGGTCCAAAATACAGAACGGAATTGCTAAAAGGGCTATCATTGCGTAGGTAGTCCGCCATCAAATGCTCTATTGTGTGCGCGATAGCAGGTGACATCATATCTTTGTTTGGCTTGCACACACGAATATCGAATGTGGTAGCAGTCTCCATGCCCCATTTATCTACTCTCGAAACATAAAGACCTGGCTTCAGTTTCGTATGATCAACTTTAAAACTTGGTATCATTCTCTAATAATTTACAAACAACACTAAATACCTTTTCGGCAAGACTATCCCAAAAACCTGCATACTGCTCGGTCTGGTTCGGCTCCAGGGGATTATCGCTAATAACTCGGATGGACGTAAAACCAATACCCTTCTTGTAGCATACCTGCGCGAGGGCAGCAGACTCCATGTCAATAGCACATACGTTATAAGAATTAGGAAGAAACTCCTTAATTTCCAATACCTGCTCCCTCGTAGTGACAAACTTATCTCCCGTAGCTATAGTTCCTAGTCTGAATCTTTCATCCATATCAATCCAGGAGAAATCAGAAGGAAAGACTGCCGGCATACCTTGAACTTGTCCATTGGCATTCGGCTCTCCGCAATATACATCGTGGTAACAGTACGAATTACCTATTACGACATTACCAGGCTTTAAACCAGCAACGGCAGCACCGGCGCATCCTACCGAGATAACTCTTGTAACTTTTCTGGACGTATTCGACGAAAGAAATTCTGTCAAGCAAGATGCCGCATTAACCTTGCCAATACCAGACTTGATTAAAGCTATGTTTTGAATATTTTTGTAGTCAAGCCAATTCTTTGCAATCCATTCGCTGATAAGGTCGTATTCCTTATCCATAGCGGTAACTATGACAATCATTGTGCACCTCCTTTCGTTAGCTTAAGCTTCTTACAACGGTTGTAAATAGCGTTCTCATCCACTCCAATCTTGGTAGCGATGGCTTTTACCGGGTACTTGCCATACATTCTGCGAATGATGAAATCCTCGTCAGCAGTAAACACGTGGCTCTTGCTGATACCCATTTCCTTCATCTTTCGATGGATGGCCCAATAATTACGATTGAGCTGCTTTGCAATCTCCGTTGTCGTCATCACCAAAGCGTTAACCTTGATGAACTCAATCTCTTCTGCACTAAAATGTTTTCCTCTACTCATTATTTTACATTTGGGTTCATTAAGCCGCCCAAGGCTTTCTTTCTCTTTCTGTTATATCTTCTGTTTGCAGCAATCCTTTCAGCGTTCTCTTTACGATAGACTTCCATTCTTGCCAATAAATGTTCCTTATGCTCCTGGTAGTACCTTCTATGGTATTCCCGGATATCCTCCTCACTTCTCGCCATGAACCTTGTCTTTTATAAGTTCATACAGTGATGGGCTGAGTGTGCTCCATTGATCATTATCGTCTTTCACGAGATAGAATCCATCAGGAACATAGAACTCTCGATTTCTTAACCTAACTATCAATGTCTGTTTGGTGCAGTCTCCGCTGACAGTCTTTACTAACTCTGAAACGTCCGGGCATTTCCATAATTCTTGGATGTTCTCGGAAGATACTTTAATTGCAATCATATCACTTGAACTTGATGATGAAAAATTCATGATCCAACCACTTGCCTGGGCAAAGACCTTTCGTCGGCTTACCGATGGTGATACTCTCAATCTCCTTTTCTACCTTTGGGCTATCGTCATAGTAGCCGTTCTTGAAGAGAACGTGAGTGAATGGTACGAACTTCATTGTACCATTATTCAGTTTCTCCTTGATAGTATTGATGTCTATAAGCATTTCAAATGTCTTACCGATATGAAGCTTATCGTACTTATCGAAATCTTTGAATTTCTCATCCTTGATAAGGAGAAGGCGACTCATCCAAAAGTCTTTAATTACCCGATACTCTTCATTCTTTTCGCCCGACACTATCATATCGAACCATTCCTTGCTGACTGCGAGGGTAAGAACCTTCTTCTTTGCTTCTGATAAATACTTATCCATTACTTTAGTTAATCTTTCCATAAGCTAATCTTAATCATTTTAGATGAACAACAAAGTTTTTGGGCTTAAACTCGACAAAGCCATTATCATTTTTCGTTTGAGTAGTCTCAATACTGAAACCTGCGCAATCCTTAACGAGAACTCTTATTTGAGAACCAACCTTACAGGAAAGCTGAACATAATCAACTTTCTTAAAGTAATGTTCGATAGTGTACCCATACTGAATATGAGGTTTTCCATTACTATCTAATCTAGCCGTTAATTGGTCTAATCTTTCCTCCCTCTTTACACCATCGACTAATGTATGACACCAACGTGGAGTGCAAGGTAAACATACTAGTCCTACCTTGCCTTCTTTGATTTCATCAAACTCCTTCTCACCTACAGTAATATTCAAAAAAGTCATGTGCTAACCCTCCTTCTTATTTATCTTAGCTATGCGTTCGTTATAGGCTTCATAGTCCTCTTTACTAATCTCAGTAACGCCATGTATGATAGTTGTACCACAAACCATATCATCCTTGAATCGCTCTTCGACGTCAGTGATGAGGTTCATTAGAGGATAGAACTTAATATCCTCCTCTTCCCCTTTAACGGAGCTCGTAACTGAGGTATAGGCTAATTTGCCATCCTTACGTAGGAAGGCGGCTACTGCGTAATAATATCTTTCTTTTATCATAAGTCATATCTTTTTAGTTTATTTGCACTGCTTAGTATATCTCTAATTTCGAAATGGGTTTTGCCAGCCCACCTGGTAAGGTGATTCATTAGCTTGCGAGAATATCTTGCAGTAATCTTTTCAGCCTTTACGATACGATGGTCAACTCTGCCATAGCCACCACCTTTGCTAGCATAATACAAAGCCCATCTAGGCTCCCAGTATTGCTTAATCTTAGGCAGTTTTTTCGATACATTCAAACCATCCAATATCATCCTTATATAGCGAGGACTTCCGTAGCAACGCTTCATTATCTTCTTGGCTTGTCTAATCTTCATAGGCTACTTCTTTTTATTACAAGGGCAGCTCTCTGCGTGAATAACACAAACTCCGTGTTTCGTGTCCACTACCAGATAATCGTGCTCTTCTTCTGTGATTACAGATATACCAACTCTCTTTGCTGGTTTATTGATATTAGCCAATGAGCAAATGCCCTCGCATATCAATGCACCAACAATCAGACACAAGACCAACCAAACGGCTGACTTGGTTAAGTCTAAAATCTTATTCTTCATACGCTATTTCTCCTTATCGAATTTGTTGCCAACAACAATGAATTTACCTAATGAAAGATAATAACCTAACGGTTTTTCATAAATCTTTCCATTAGCATGTGTGAGGTAATACCCACTTAACTCTTCCGACCATACAATTTCTGATGGAAGAAAAGGATAATTCTTGATAACATCATGTTCGTACAATTCATTGCCCTCACAATCTTTCAGACCTGTGAATTGGCAGACAGTATCTGTATCAACTTCTCTCTTGTTACAGATAGAATCCTCATACCATTCAATAAATGTTCCGAAAGGCGTCTTTACCAGAGAACCTTTCACCCATTTACCATCACTCAGTTTCTTTGCTTTAAACAAAATACTTCTCATTTTTATTTAATTTTGTGAGCAGTACTATTAGTATGCTCTATATGTTCATTATTACAACAATGTGGATAGAAATATTTATCTGCTCCATACATAAGTTCTTCTATAATATCATCGTCACTATCTTTGCACTTAGAGTCAATAGTAACTCTAATATTTACTTCAAATTCTCTTGCCATAACTATTTTTTCCAATATTTACCAATTAAATAACCGAAAACTCCACCCATAAAAGCTACATATAGAACAGCTAGGGTAAGCACAAAATAGAATCCAAACATAACTATTCAAGTTTTACACCGAAGGGAGTTCCGTCGGCAAAGGTGAACCATTCAAAAGCCATTTCAAAATCAAGACGCTCAACATCTGTTTCGATTCCGTCTGTCTTTATTCTTTGAATAATGAGGTAAACGTCCTTACTGCTTTCTATGACCTTGTATTTAATGAACGGCTCATGTTTTCTTATTTCTTGCCAGCATTCTTCTTCGGTGTTGAATGGTCGGAACTTTGCTTCGCTTTGTTGTTTGATTCGATACTCGATATTGTTCCAATACTCAAGCTCTTTCATTTCCGTCCATTCATTCATATCTTGCCAGCTTTTGCTTAATGCACTTGGTTTGGTTCTACACTCAATTACCCTTCCTTCTGCGTAGGCTTGTAGGATAGGATAAAATTCTTTAGCTTGATTTCTGTTCATGATCAGTCCTCCAACTCTTTAAGTGCTCCTTCCAAGTAACCAACAATCATTTTTTCTTCAAATTTTGAATAATAGTTACCATTCATATAATGAATAGTCTTTTCAATAGCTGATTTTATTTTTTCTTTGTTCATTGCTTATTCTCCTTTTAAAATTTCTATTAATGCTTTTAATTTCTCTGCATCTTTTAATCTCCTAAGCAAAGGAAATTCTTCAGAACAATCATGTGGACCACCTGGACCTAATCCTAATCTAACATTACAACTACCATCTTTAATATAGTTATTTCTACTAGCATACCAAGAATTATCAGTATCATAAAAATCTACTTTAATATAAAGAACTCTATTAAATTTATGCTCTTTCTCGTTATATGTATTATCAGATAACCATAAATCCCAAAATTCTGGAATTCTAAGGGCTGGATGCCTTTCAAATCCAAGTTCTTTTAATATCTTCTCCGTTATCATATTACTTACATTTATATTAATCTTCTACAATAAACCCATTTTCAGTGCAAGTGTCAATAGCTCTAATTGCTATCCAAATCGCTTGCTTCTGTTCATCGTCTGTAAGATTGCTTCTAATCTCACACAACTTTCTTTTTGCTTCTGCTGCTTTCATATTCTCTTATTTTTACCACCTGCGAATACTTGTGTCATGTTTATCGCAGATTTAATATCTTTGTACCTGACACCACAAACTGTTGCCACATCTTTAATTGCCTCATCCATTTTGAATTGCCTTGCCAAAAACTGATTATTCTTTATCAAGTTGACGATTTCTTCTTTCGTATGAATGCCTTTCCAGAATAGTTCGGTATGTGAGCCTTCTCTTTCATCATCTACAGAGAACGGAACACCATAATTTGTATAAACCTCTCCGTGATGCTTGATGAGATGGCGACCAGGATTCTTTCGGATATTATTTATCCAAGTTTCATTATCGCATTCGTACCATATCTCATACTCTGCCCTGTCAGCGTTTTATCAATGCCAATAGGATAATGCCCGGAACACCCATTTGTTCCAAAGTAAATAATCTCTGCCATATTCTTTTCTTTTTACCCTCTCCCTTTTACAGGAGAGGGTGGTTGGTTACTCATTAACTTCAACAAACTTTCCGTTTTTAAGTTGATACCAAGTATCAGCCTTGATATTCTCTCCATCAACGTACTCTGTCTTAACACATACTGGAACATCACGTTTCTTCTTGTCATTCCATTTCCATTCAGCAAGAGTTATCCAAGAACCTACTGTCGCTTTGGCTATGGACTTGTTACCTGCACACATAACAACAGAATCTTCTCCTGTGCTGTCAATCTGAGCATAGTTGCCACTTGAACCAATCTTAGCAGAGTAGCCACTTGAACCAATCTGAGCATAGTTGCCACTTGAACCAATCTGAGCATAGTTGCCACTTGAACCAATCTTAGCATAGTCGCCCGATGAGCCAATCTTAGCAGAGTAGCCACTTGAACCAATCTGAGCATAGTTGCCACTTGAACCAATCTGAGCATAGTTGCCACTTGAACCAATCTTAGCATAGTCGCCCGATGAGCCAATCTTAGCAGAGTTGCCACTTGAACCAATCTGAGCAGAGTTGCCACTTGAACCAATCTGAGCATAGTTGCCACTTGAACCAATCTTAGCAGAGTTGCCCGATGAGCCAATCTGTCTTCTTCTGTCTCCATTGTCGTTTAACACACCATCTGCCTTAACTTTAGATGGTGATGTTATATCTTTCAGCCACTCGATACCGATATTAATGATGTCAACAAGCTTCAACTCAGCCTTAATCTTGATACGAGAAGAGCATACCTTTGTCGATTTTTCTTCTTTCTCAATCTTACCAGACTGTTCTACCTTTGCAAATCGTGATGTCAACATGTCATAATAGTCCCAAACTTCCATCGGAGACTCGCAAGCATGAAAACCACGCTCGCAACACTTGATATTCCCACCCATTTTGTACTCTTTGCCGACTTCATACTGGAAGCCACGGCACTGCATATTCTCATCGAATCCCTTGTAGGATATAATCTTGTTTTCTTCCATTATTACTTACTTTATGCCCGAAGGCGGTTAAACGCTTAGTCTTCTATTTATTGCTTTTATCACTTCTTGTATGGAAACAGACTCATCGTTGGTTTTTGCATATCGTCTATCAAATATTATCAACATATTTTTAAGACGAATAAAATCTGTTCTCAATAACTTATCATTACCCATAACCTACACCTCCATTTCTGAATTAAGTTCTAAACCGAAAAGAAGGTGCTGTAACTGATGAACAAAGTTAATACTAGCAAGATTGTGTCTGTCTAGACCTACGCACACCAAGAACTCACCCAAAGTTGTTATATCTTTTGTTATATACAGATAAGCTCTTTTTGTTGGTAATCTATACCAATCATAGCCATCATTCTTCCACCCATTCTCCTCTAGAATCTCTGGAGTAATCCTTATTGGCTTTATCTCATCAATATCAACAAGACAATACACCAATCCTTCTTCATGGCAAGACAAGTCAAAGTGACTTCCGTCTCTAGGCTCTTTAACAACCATGATTTTGTTGTCATACATAACAACATCACCAACTATATATTTCTGTTTCATACGCTTTACTTAACTTCTTTATAAATAACACTCTTTCCGTCTGAACGACTACCACTTAAACATAAATAAGGGCATCCTTCTTTATCATTGAAAAAACAATCAGTACATTCACCTTGCTCAACAACTTCAAGAGTAACGTTTACTCTTTCTCCAACTTTAAGCTCTTTCATTGCTCACCTCCTCCTCCTTCCTTTGGAAGTAAATCATCAATATACAACCAACGAGTAATATTAGCACCCGAACTATAAGCATCCCAATTTTTAAACAGAGCATCATTTCTCTTTAAAGAAATGTAGGTTTTAATGCTTTCTGTTATTTTTGCTTCTGCAAGGACTTCTGCGAACTCTCTTGGCTCTTCACTAGCAGGATGCCATAAATTCTTTAAGAACTCATTGATAGCCCACTTAGCACCATGTCTAAACCCCTCTGCTATAAACGGAGCATCCTGTGAAGCAGGATATCTATTGTTGCAATAATATCTTGCAGCTTCTTCTATTTTCTTATCGTCTATCATAACTTACTTAATATTTGAAATTATCATTAAACAGCTACCTACTAACATTAGCGTTATGCTTGATGGTGTCATTAATAATCCTATGCAGCCAGTTACTAACCCAATAAAGAAAAGAAAGTTGAGTAGTTTATTTCTGTTCACACCTCACCTCCTTTCCACTCATCAGTTGTTCCTAAAAGATGTGCTGTCTGTTCGTTGTAAGGGATGCAATGCATCCATAAATCTCCTACACATAAATACTTACCACTCTGGATATAATCAATTTCTTTTCGTGTAAGACGAGCAAAGAAATCCGCTTCCCAAGTATCATCTTTAGAATTTCGACAAAGAACCTTATCAAATGGCTTGAACTCGCACTTCTTTGGTTTCAAGTTCACAATTTGTTTCTTCTCAGCATCCCAAGCTTTGCCTTCCTTTGCTAAAGCTTCAAAGAGCAGCTGCTTTTCTGAGTCAGTTGCAAATCTATACCCTTCAGCCGATACACGATTATCGTTAAACAATAATCCAAACGTTTCATCTATAGAAACATAGAAATAAAGGGTATGCTTATAAATCCTTCGACATATTGCAACTGATTTTCCATATAACACTATATCTCCATCCTTGAACTCAGGCTGTTTTTCAATCTCCAAGCGTTCCTCGATGGTGTTGATGTAGGTCTGAGCAAATTCTTTGTTATCTTCAATATGATAGTCTTGTACATTCTGCATGTTCAAACAAGATACATGTCTCTTTTTACTTACACTAATCCAGTGTTTACCTTCAAATGTAGTATAATCATTTTTTGAAAAACCATTAAAGATTATATGGCTGTCGCTATCATTGCTAACTAGAATGTCTCCTTTCTTCCATGCGAACTTAGACCAGTCCCGCATTTCTTTAGATGGGAACAATAGAGGTTCTGCTTCTGCATGATTAAAGTACTTGCCATTATTATAGAAAGAAGATGATTTAGCATGGTGATTTACTATTATTATAGTATCTTCGCTGCATATGCTTGAAGTATATACATCTCCAAATAAGGGAGACCACAACTTCGTATTTACTGGCTTATCCTTTAGGATTTCCACTACATTAATCTTTTCTTCCATATCTATCTTTCAATTAAGTTAGCTTTCAACTCTCTCAACTGATTCAAAGCATCATCGAGAGAGTTATGATTATTATTCTCAAAGGTCTTCCACTCTTTAATGAACTCCTTTGCGGTTCTGATGTCTCTAGGTTGCCAAAACTTCCAGGGAACTTCCATATTAAGATACTCGCATATGTCTTTAATGCAAAATAGGTCCATTGCCCCTTTAGTCCACACTATAGTGTCTTCTGTATTGTATCTATTAAAGATTTGATATAGCTTATCTACTAAAAATTTGTAGCTATGGACAATATGAGTAGGCTTGTTACTTTCTGGACTGTTCTTTTGCTGAATCCACCAGAGTAAAGTTTCTCCAGTGAATGTTCTTTCACAAGTATTCCAAGTTTTAGGTTCTGTTTGTATCAGATACCGATCTAATACATCGAAATTTTCATCTGCTGGTACTATGCCAATTTGAGTAATAGCAGCATCATTTCTTCTACCTAATGTTTCTATGTCTATTACAATATGTTTTGCCATTTTCATAATCTAACCATTTAAAGATGATAATAACTATTTGATACCCTTGCGCCCAAATCGAAGCAGCCAACGGCATCCGGCTTTAAGAAGCGTTTCTCTAACTTCTCCAAAGCCACTTTATACTTCTGCTCCATGTGCTTGCAATGAAGTCTCTGAGCTAATTTAAGTTGCTCGACAACACCCTTGCGAGCAACTCTATATTGTTTATCCGACATCATAGCCTTACCCTTTCACATAGTTGATTACGTGCTCCTGAGCTTGCTCATGCAAGTTGTCAAAAGCGTCTTCTATAACTTTAGCTGTCTGATCGCCATTAAGGTTCTCCAGCATTTCGCCAGCTACTTCTTCCATCGAGCCTAGTGGTAATGAGCAGAACTTATCAACTAGAAAGCTCTTCTGTTCACTGATTGTCATATCATCGAATAAATCCGATAAATCTACTTCAACTTTATAATCTGCCATAATCTTAATCGAAAATATGATGGTTCAACTTTCTCTTTCTGAGGTTTCTCTTAATCACTTCCATATCCTTGTGGTCGTTAGTGTGGTCCGCAAGAAGTTTGATGATGTCGTAGATGTCATTTGCGTTATCCTCCAGGTTGGCGCAAATATTCTCATCACCGAAGAAACTCTTATTAAAGGGTTTCAAATGGAAGTAGTACTTTTTGGCTGCATCCTGCATCTGAGTGTAGTGCATCTTCTGCTCTTGCTTGTACTGAACGCTTAACAGCCTAAACATGCCCTGTTCATCTTTGATGAGCTGATCCAATACATCTGTTACCATTGCAATCAAGCAGCCATTGACCTGCAGGCGTTGAATAATCTTTTCCTGCTTCAAGCCAGATGTTACACCAATCTCTGAGAGTGTAACCTTCAAATCGTTTACTGTAACTTTCTCTTTTCCCATTGTCTTACTTTTTAATTGTCAAACCATAAACCTGTATATCTCCATTCCCAGTGAAGACAAGTGTCATTAGGCTTCTTGCCTTCACTATAGCATATCTCGGAAGCTATACAATTACTACATATATGCTTCATAATCATGGAAGTTTAGATACCAAATAATCTATCTCCTTATCCGTAAGCTCCAAATCGTTCTTACGCTTA